AGATGTACTATTATAAGCTAACTGTAATTTTTCAATCTCGCTTGCTTTTTCTCTCAACTTATCTGGGTCAGCATTATTTGTTATGTATGCACCATGTTGTCGAATAGCTGGTAAAACTTCTTTTGTAACCCAATTCTTAAAATTTTTAGCTGTCTCTAACTTGCTTCCAAATATCAGAGAATAAAGTCCACTCTCATTTATTAATGCAGTTTGAGTTTTGACCATGTTCCCATTTTGGGAATGTGCTATCATTTCAAATATTTTATCATCATCATCAACATGACTTGAAACAGCTTTACTAGGGTTAGCATAACCTAATGTCTCTGCTACATCCTTACCAACAAACCAAATTTCATTATCTATATCTATAGTTCTTATCTCTCCAAAATCTTCATTTTTAAATATTTGTAAGTTATTCATCATACATACTCCTCCTAAATTTAATTTGAAAGAAGTTTCTCTATATGATAAAATATTTCATATAGAAGATTACTTCTTTGTTGGAAATAGAGCATTCAAACTTTGGTCGGGGAGAATGCTCTATTTTTGTTATTTTTCTAAAAGTAAATGGATTCCCTGTCTTATAGCCTCTGCTTTTGTAAGGTTATTTTTTTTACAGTATTCATCTAATTTTTCATTAGTTTCATCATCTACTCTAACCTTAATATCATTAGTTTTAGGGCTTCCTACAACAGGTCTTCCTATTTTTTTAGGACTCATGTTATCACCTCACTTTTGAGTTCCATAATTAAATTATATAGTTTTGGAACTCAAAAGTCAATAACTTATTCCAATTTTTTCTAATTATTTTACTCAACCGACCATTTTGAGCAAATTTGAGCAAAACAAAAGCACTTACATGTTGGTAAGTGCTTTCTTTGTTTATTTAGTTTTTTCTCCACATAGTTAATATAAAATCTAATGGGTGAAACATTTAAATATGTTGGTTCTATGGGCTTTACATACCGCTTAGTTAATATAAAATGTTGGACTAGCTTCATCTTTTAGTTTTACAATTGCTCTTTACATACCATATAGTTAATATAAAATAGAAAAAGCATCAAGTGAGTTACAAGCTTCATCAAACTTTACATACCACTTAGTTAATATAAAACCTCAAACAACTGTCAAAAGGACAGTAAATGAAAGTAGCTTTACATACCATATAGTTAATATAAAACTCAAATTTTCTAAAACTTTAGAAGCTTGTGTTTCTATCTTTACACACCACATAGTTAATATAAAACCCCAAAATAAATTGAGCATTTCCAATACTTACATATATACAACTCTTTTAAATTTGCAGTGAACCATGAGTAGTGTTTTTTTGGAATTTCATAAAATATACCTGTAATATAGTAATTTCAATCACTACAAGCAGTATTCTAAAAAATCGGACACTGCTAAACTCTTACCTATATTATACCATTTTTTAATAAACAAAGCACCTGAAACAAAATAATATCCAAGTGCTTTGTATGTTTATACTTATTTATTTTTTCTTGTTATAAATCCAATAATTCTTTTTTCTTCTTATTAAATTCTTCCTCTGTTATTGCTCCTATATCTAACAATTCTTTTAATCCTTTTACTTGTTGTATACTTCCATCTTCTATTGTAATTTTTTTATTGTTACCATTGTTTTCTCTATATTTAGTTAACCCTTTATAAACCATTTCACATACTTGGCTGTTCATAGGGTTTGGAAGAGATGAAATAGGACTTCCAAAGCTTAAAATAAATTCTTTACATTCTATTATCAGATATTCTTTTGAACTTTTTTGTTTTTTCTTCATAGCCAAAGCAAATGGTCCAAATAAAGCAATTCTAGTTGCTGTATATCTTCTGATAACTTCTTCTTCTTTTTCAACAGAAACTTTTTTTATATCTGAAAAAGGTACTTCAAATACTGTTTTAAATTCTTTTGAAGCTAAAGATGTATTTGTTTTAACTACTATTTTATCATCCTCTACATATATAAAACATCCCATTTCTTTTGAGAACATTGGATGACCACCATAATAGTGAATCATTTTGTAATTTTTCATTTCAGTTGTTTGTTTTTTCCTAAATAACCCCATGATATCCTCCTTTATAATGTTTTACTAAAATTATTATAACATCTATAAAGAGGATTTTTTTAACAATAATTCGACATTATCCAATATCTTGTAATGCTTCTTTTAATTCGCTTTCTACTTGAAACAATATTTCTTGTATCATTTCTTCTTTGTTATTGCTACCTTGAATATTTATAGATATTCCACCAACATTAATCGCATTACTTCCACTAGAAATTATGTTTTGTGGTTGAGCTTCTTGATAAATTCTATTTTCTGTATTATTAAATTCTTCTTGTTTGGTAGGAAATTGCCTAACATTATTAATAATATTAGAAGTACTATTTTGAATACTATTTGTAGAATTAAAACTAGTTCCTAATTTTTGAGATATTGGAATAACATTATTACTTGCTTTAGTTCCAAGTATCTGTCCTGCTTGTTCATATAAACTTAATGCTCTACTTCTTTTACTATTAGAAAGAGGAATAACCATTTCGGGACCTGCTTCTCCACAAATACTTGGTTTACTTGCAACTCCACCCTCAGCAAAACGGTCTAATACATTACTTATTCCAGTTTTTACTATACTTACAAAACCAGTTATTTTTTGTGATAATTTTTTTCTTAAACTATCCCATGCTGATTTAATTGAATCCACTTTACTTTTAAATCCATTTTCTACAAGACTTACAAATCCACTTATTTTGCCAGATAATTTAATCTTTAATCCTTGCCACCATAAACCAACTTGCTGAACTTTTTGCTGAAAACCATTGCTTACAAAACTAACAAATCCACTTATTTTTTGACCTACATTAGTTTTTAAATCAGTCCACCATTGTTTTACCTGACCCACTTTTTCTGAAAAACCATTACTTACAAAATCTACAACAGCTTTAATTGGTGCTCCTAAAATACCTTTTATACCTTCCCACAATGATTTAACTACTTCCCCAATTCCTTTGAAAATATCAGAGAAACCTTGTTTTATTTTTTCACCATCACCACTAACTATCCCTCCTATAACTTCAAATATTCCTTTTATTATGTCAATTACACCTTTTATAGCACCTGCTACAGCGTTTATAATAGATGCAATTGCATTAATAACAGAAGTTATAACTAAAACTATAGAAGTTGCTACGCCTTTAAGTAATCCTCCCCCTATATCTCCCAAAGTAGATGTTAAAGAATCTTTTATCTGCTTTAAATAGTCTATAAAAGGTTTAGCAGCTTCTTTTAATTGATTAAAAGCATTCCCTAGCTCTTTGAAAGACGTTCCAACACTTTGGGTTGATTGTTTTAACTCATCCATATTAGTTTTAGTTGCTTTAGTTGTTCCATCATCTTTGATTGGCTTAAACAAATTTGAAAAGAAGTCTTTTATTGGTTCAAGAGCTTTTATTAACTCTGCAAAGCTAGATTTTAAGTTATCAAAAACTGTTTTTAAACTTTCTTTCATTTCTAAAACTTTTTGTTTTAAATTTTCAAAAGGTGTTTTAATATTTTCATCAAATACAGTTTTTAAACTTCCAAAAGCTTCTTTTATGCTATCTAAAGAATCTCCAAAAACTTCTTTTAAATTACTTAATGACCCTTTAAATGTATCTATAGCAGGTTTTATGCCTTCTAAAAGTTTATCTTTTAATTCAGTTGCTTTGCCTCCTACGAAAGATACTATATTATTAAATACTTCTGTCGCAGATATTTTGAGTTCTCCAAATTTATCTTTAATTTTTCCAATACCTTCTCCTATTTTTTGACCTAATGAGCTTATATATGCTTTTGCTCCATTTGATGAAGTTTGCAGTTCGCTCGATGATTTCTCGCTAGATAAATTAACAGGCTGAACTTTTGGAACTGCTTTAGTAGGATTTTTTAAAAAGTCTTTTAATTCATTCCATTTTTTCTTTATTCCTTCTACTTTTTTCCCGAATTTTTCGTCTAGAATATCTACAACGGCTTGAATTGGAGAAGTTACAATATCTACTAATCCTTTCCAAACAGAAGAAACAATTTTTATTCCTCCTTCAAATACAGATTTTAAACCATTTACTATTTGTTTCCCATCACTACTTATTATCCCTCCAGCAATATCAAAAACTCCTTTTATAATTGTTGTTAAACCTTGCAATACGCCTGTTATTGCAACTACAGCAGATTTAACAGCTTCTACAATAGCTGTAAAAGTTAATATAAAACCAGTCAAAACATTACTTGATAAAAACAAAATTATAGGTCCAATTTTACTCATTAGCACCAATGCAAAATCCCCAAATACTTTTAATAATGGAATTACAGCTCTCCCTAATCCTTTCAATTTATTACTAAATACATTTATAAAAGGTGAAATTGCTATTATTGCTTCTTGTAAAAAATTTTTAATTGATTTTCCTGCATCTTTGACAATCTTTCTAAAAGCATCTGATTTTTGGTAAGCTAATGTAAATGCTGTTGCTAGTAATGCCACTCCTGCTATAACAGCGCCAATAGGTCCGCCTAGTACGAGCAACAAAGCTTCTCCTAGTGTTGCTGCACCACCTGCAAAAGCTGTTATTGCAAAAGTTATATTACTTAGTATAGGAATTAGAAAAGAGATAAACTTTAAAGCCTTAAAAGCCATAAATCCAGCAATAACACCACCAATAATAGAAATTACACTTTGTAAAACATTTTTTATTTTTTCAAAGTTATTTATAAAATTACTCACAAAGTTTACAACTGAATCACCAACTTTAGGCATACTACTAATTATATTTTCCATAAAGTTTCTTGTTACTGGACCTAATTTTTCTCCTATACTAATTTTTACATCATTTATAGTGTTTTTTAATTTAGCAAACTGCCCATTCAAGGAATCCATCTTCATGTCAGCTATTCTTTTAGCTTCTTCCTCGCTTTCTGTAATAGCTTTTTTTAGTTTATTGTAGTCACTTTCACTAGCATTTACTATTGCAGCCCAACCACTTGAAGCATTAGCTCCTACTATATCTCCTAGGGCTCCTACTTTCTTCGTGTCACTAAGCTTACCTAACTTATTTCTAAGTTCATCTATTGTTGCAGCTAAATCTAAACTTCCACTTTTAGTTGTTTTCATTTCTATTCCATATTTTCTCATAGCTGTTGCAGCTCGTTTAGGTTCATTTATAAGTCTTAAAAGACCCATCCTTAGAGAAGTACCTGCCTGGCTTCCTTTGATAGCACTACTTGCCATTAAACCTGTTGCTAGAGCCACGTCCCTCATAGGAACACCCAAAGAACCTCCTAGAGACCCAATAAATTTAAGTGTTTCCCCAAATAACTCAACATTTGTATTAGAATTTGTTATAGTTGCAGCCATAATATCAACAAATTGACCAGTATCTTTAGCAGTCATTCCTAATGATGTTAAGCCATCCGTCACTATATCAGACGTTAGTGCCAAATCTGTTCCTCCTGTTGCTGCTAAATTCAAGATGCCTGGCATACCTTCAATAATCTGATTAGTTTTCCAACCTGCCATACCTGCATAATACATTGCATCAGCCACTTCCCTAGCTGAATATGCAGTTGTTTTTCCAAGTTGTCTAGCTTTATTTGTTAAACTTTCTATTTCTTTTCCACTTGCTCCTGTTACAGCTTGAACATTTTTCATTCCTTGCTCGAAATTAGCAAAAGTTTTTATAGAAGAACCAACCCCTATACCTCCAAGTGCAACAGTAATCGCTGTTGTTAATTGAGCGAATTTACTTATTGCTCCACTTACAAAAGAATCTATTTTCCCTGTTAACCCTCCTAGAGTTGAACTAGCTTCATCTCTAATCTTAACTGCTGCTTCATATCTCTTACTCACAAATTCTTGTAATTTATTTTTAGTACGAGAAATAGTATTTAATGCTTCTTCACCTTTTGCTTTAATATTTATTATTGTATTATTCTTGAGCTCTCCTAATTTACTTCTAGTTTGAGAAATAACTCTTAATGCTGGGTCAGCTTTCATATTCAAACTAATTATTGTAGCCGCAGTCAAATTTTGTACCTTAGCTTTTACTTTATCTACAACTTGACTAGCTCTGTCTCTAGCCCTTAATAAAACTTCTCTTTGTCTACTTGTAAGCAAACTATTTACTTTATTTTTAACTCTATTTACAACACTAGATGCTTTATCTTTTGCATTTATAGTGGTAGATATAGTTCTACCCACTCTTTTTAAGTTGTTGCTAATTCTATTTACAACACTAGATGTTTTATCTTGAGCTTGTATAACTGGATTAGCTTTTATCCTATTTAGTGCTTTCATTCTCTTTTCTGTCTGTTTCGTGTATCTTTCCATAGCACTTAATTTATTTTTAGTTTGTTCATCTCCTGTAACATCAATGACAACATCAATGTGATACATCTCTTTTTTAGCTATTTCTCTCACCTCGCTTTCAGTTTAAATTTTATTTATTTTTCATAGCTTTATTTTCCTGCTCTATTTCATGCTGTGTAAAAACTCTAAGAAGCTGTTGAGGTGTTTTCTCTCTTTTCAGAAAATCTTCTGGAAGAACACTATGTTTAACATATGCGTTATATAAAATAGTAATCTTCCCACCTCTCTTTATTAGTTTTTTATATCATCATCACTTAATTCTTCATAAAATCCAGACAATTCTAGTACCTCATCACTAATTAATGCGATTTCTCCTGCTAAGAACTTTCTTCTTATAAATTCAACACCACTAGATACATTCATAGAATTAAGAAGTCTTGCATCACTAAAATTAGGAACTATTGTAGCTTTTTCTATTAGAGCTATATTAAATTCATCTTCCATTAGTTTGCTTTCCCTTCTACCTCTTACCTTAGTAACTTTTGTATATTTTTTTTGCAATGCACTTATCTCTTTTTCTGTTAAAGCCTTAAGCGTAAGTGGTATATCTAATCTTTTTACAAAAATAGTTTTTTCAGGTAATATAGCATCCTCTGTCAATTTCATAATTATATTATCTTCTTGTTGCTTTGCTATTTCCTCTTTAGTAAGCTCTCTTTCTTCTTCTATTCCTTCATTTAAAAATTCTTTATCTAAGTTTGCCATTTTTAACTTCCTCCAATTTTATAGTTTTATAAAAAGTTACACGTAAAATTAATTACATGTAGCTTAAATTTATTTATTATGCTATTTCATCTAACAACTCATATCCTTCGAAAGTTCCATCTATTTGCATCTCTACATTTTCATCAGATTTTATGCTTGCTAGTTGTATTTTATCTACCATACAATTTTTATATCTAATTCTTTCATATCCAACTAATCCAGGATTTTCTATTTCTGTAATTATTTCAAATTTATTAAATCCTTTTTTAATCCACTTAGATGTAGTTTTAAGTACAGTAAAAGAGAAAGTACCTTTTTGAGTAGATGCTTTATTAAGTTCCCATTTGCAACCAATTACTCTAAAAGTCTTTTTATCATTTTCTACCTCAGCTGTAAATTCTGTCCCATATCCTTCTTCTTCTCCATCAATTATTATTCTAGCATTTGAACCATCAACAACATTTGCAGCATCTATAATATTTTCATCATATTTTCCCATATTTTACAACCTCCTTATCCTAGGTATCCTGTACCATATATTTTTTTCATTACATCTACCTTAACAGCATCCCATTTCCAATAAAATTCATCTGCTTTGGCAGTTGCTTGAAGCTCTGTATCTATATCAACATTAAATTCTGATATAATACCTTGACTCATCAATTCTTCAAAATATTTCTTCAATGCACATATAACAGTTGTTTGACCTGTTGCATCATTAAATATCTTACCTACAAACTCTTTTCTTTTTAATGAAGTATCTTTATTTATAGTATTAATAAACATAATATTAGAGATATATCCCATTGCTTCATTCTTATCATCTGTATACTTCTTAAATGTGTTTACATCATCAACTATAATCACATCTATATCATCAAAGTCTAAGATTAAAGTACCACTTTTCAAACACTCTTTAACTTCTGATTGACTTAATCTTGGTTCTACTTCTTCAAATATAGTCTTAGCATTACATATACTACCTGTTATACCTTTGCTTACAGAAAGAGCAGCAATGTAAACAGCTACTTCACTAGGTGTATATTTTATTCCTTCATAATAGGCTGAGCTTCCAATGTTAACTATATTTTCATCATTGAAACCTTTTGATTTATCATTAATTTGTTTTATATTATCCTCTGTTTTTCCACCTAGAAAAAGTAGTATATCTTTTCCTAATTCTTTATTTTTAGCTACCCAAGCCTTTGTAGTTTCCTGCAAAGCTTCCTCAGCCACACCATCAAGTGTAAAGCCATCAAAGCTATATCTTTCAAATTCTTCCAATGCTTTTAAATAAGATTCATTAGTAATCGACGCACAACCATCATTTCCACCCTCTAAAGCTTGATTTACTACATTTGCTAGAGTTGTATCGCTATCAGCTACTTTAGTTGCAACCACATATTCATTATCTAAATTAGAGTTTATTTCTAGCACTATTTCATCTATAGTACCTTTAACTGAACTAGAAAATAGTTGTTTAGTCCCTTCAAAGAATATAAAGTCTTTTTTATCTGCATCAACTAAATTAGATTTTATTGTTATGTTAAAGTTTCTAGATGTTGGATACTTAGTTTCTAGCTTAATTATATCTTTTGCGGTATTCTCTGTAGTATCTTTTAGTGTTAATGTACCCTTCTTCTGATTTCCATCTACAAGTCTATATAATAGCAACTCCTTTACATTCCCTAACAAAGCTAATTTACCTAATTTGTAGGCTGAATAACTCATATCATCACCAAATAGAGTTTTAAGCTGTCTCAAATCATTTTTTATTGTTACAACCTTGCCAACTTCTCCCCAATTTGATTTTATTGGCATTGCTAATCTACCTTTTAAGCCTGTATTTGTAGACTTTTCTGCTTGTGTTTTAAAGCGATTATAAAATCCAGGTATTTCTTTTCTCTCTTTTTCATTCCATGTACCAGTTGCCATTTTACTTCACCTCTCTTTCTAAAAACTCTTTTATTGCTTTCTCAAACTCTGATTTTGTAAGTTCTTCTTTCTTACAATTAAATAAAGCACCTGCAACTACCATCTTTTCGTAGCCAAGTGCTTCACTATTTTTTAAGAAATCTTCTTTCAAATATTTTTCTTCCTGCTTACTCACATTAGTCTTTTTATTATTTGTTTCAGCCAATCTTTGCACCTCCTATCTCAAATTTCCACTATTATAAATCGCATTCATAATAGGTCCTTCTCTTTTTATTTTTCCTATCATTTTAAATATGACTGTTAATTGTCCAGTTGTAAACATATCTGATTCCCTATCCTCAACCACGCTAACAAGAGTTAAATACATGTTCTTATCTTCTCTAAGTCTTACTCTTTTATCTATTATTAACTTTGTTTCCAATGCTTCAAGAAGCTTAATAATTTCATCCTTATTTTTGCTAACAACATGACATTTCATAGTTTTAGTAATCTCGATTAAATGATAGTTAATTCTTTTATTTTCAATATTTGTAGTTCTCCATAAACAACAAGGTGCTATAAAGTTTTTCTTCCAATTATCTTTGTAACTCTCGATTTCTAATAAATCTTTTGTGTACTTAGATAAAGCTTCTACCCATCTATCACTAGTTATATCATCTTTGTCATCTAAAGCTATTACACTAAACCTTAAACACCTTATTATAGCTTCCCATTCTTCATCTATAACATCTTGACCAACTGCACCTTCATAAATACAAGTAAATACCTCGTTAGATGTATTATCTGTTATAGTTTTAAAATCTAAAGTTTCTATGACTTCTTTCGTAAGTTCATCTAGTTTATTAAATGTAGTCCTTTTCTCATATAACCAAATATTTATGATCCTTCTAAAACCTATAACATCACCCTCGTTGTCAGCATCTTCACCTTGAACAATTACAGCATATGGTTTTATAGTCTTTTTATTAGGTACAGTTGGTTCATAACAATCTTTAAGCTTTGGTATGTTCTCAATTAAGGCTTTTCTTATTCCTGCTCTCATATTATTTACTCCAATGTCCTTCTATTAATTTCCCTATCTTAGGCATATTCCTACTAATTGTGGACTCTAAAGAATGTGTACCTTTAGTACCAGGATGTTGAACCTTCATAACAGGATGTGAAGCTCCATTCCAAAACAAAGCTTTTGCATTTCTTGGTTTTATAATATGAGGTGCTGAACCTTCCTCTAAAACAGTTCCATAGTCAACTCCATGTCCTAACCTAACAATGTATTGATTTCCTCCACCTAAGCTAGTTCCTGTTATACCTTGTCTTGCATTTCCTGTCCTATCAGTCCATTTTGCACTATTTTTAGCTTCTCCTTCTAACATAAAAGCTATATTCATACACAGAAGTGGCATTGTAGACTTTTTCCTATCAATTTCATTTATAGCCTTAGTAAACACACTCATTAAATCACCTCTAATCTAGCTTTTCAAGACCACATATATAACCACAGATTTTGCCTTCAACTACAACAGGATTTACATAGTTTAATTTCATAGTACCTTCAATACATTTAAATGTTATATTACTTTCAGTATTCAATCTTAAATCAGCTTCTTTATCTGTAACCATACCAAAGTTTTTATTTTTATAAGCTGTGCCAATAGTTTCACTATTTATTACTGTATCATTAGTTTTTTCGGGATATATAACTACTGTTAGTTCTTTTACTTCATTTGTAACCTCAATAGACCCATCTACTATATTTTTCACTTCTTGCTCTATAGTTATTGTTTGAGGATTTAAAGTTATTCCTCTATTGATAGTCTTTATTATCTTATCAGCTCTTAATTTTCTCATTGCCCATCAACTCTTATCATAGATGTTTTATATCCTGTGTTAGTTGTTTCATTCTTTGATTTTTCTTCTAAATAGTCAGTTTTATATATATCTGCTAATGATAACCAGTATGAACTATTACTACTCTTAGTTTCTATAGGGCCTATTTTAATACAATCATCTGTAGCACCTTTGAGTAAACAACCTCTCCATGAAGCTTTTAAAACATTATTCTCATTAGATTCTAATAACATCACAAGTTGTTCATCTGTAAAATAAGGATACTCTTCTTCTTGCAAATTAAGTTTTAATTTATCTAAATTGGTAATAGACATATCTACTCACCATCTTTTTCAAGAAGCTCATTATCACTATTATTCTTTTCTTCAATTTCTCCTATGACTTCTATATATCCTTTTTCTTCCATAGATTCTTGGTCTGCTTTTCTAATCTCAAATACATCACCTATTTTATAGCATCCATTATCATACTTTAGATATACCAAAGCTTTTACTTGCATTAAATTATCTTTCTTTTTAGCCATAATTATCACCCCCTTAATTATGCTACTGTAGCGAAGAAACATTCATCAGCACGTTCAAAGCTTGGCATACCTAGTTGTGATACCTTAGTTTGAACTGTTACTGGGTCAATTAATCTCATTGTTGTTATAGCAATACCAGTTCTAACAACAGAACAATCTAATTTAGAACCATATACTTTGTCAGCTTCTTCTGGTGTTGTACCATAATAAGTTTTTCCTAAATCTCCATCTGGAATAAAAGTTATTTTGTTATCAGGGAAATAAGATTCTTCACTTTCATCTTCTAATTTATATGTTCCACTTACTATGGCAACAGATAAACCAACTTTATTTTTAAGATAATTTTTAATCATTTCATCAGTTAAAATAACTCTACCATCTTTATCTATATCTAATTTAATAGCTTTATTTTTAGCAAAATACCCAAAGGTTTTACTTGTCATTACCATTCTCTTAGGTAACGGATTCCCTTCATCTCTCATTATTCTCATCCATCTTTGAATATCTCCTATAATATCTGCATCTGGATTATCCCATGTTGCACTTCCAGTTAACACTTCTTTATGATTGCTTGGAACTTCAAAGTCAAATACTAAATCTCCATCTTCTGATACGATATTTATTACTCCATCAGCTAGCGCCTGCATTCTCATTCTTTCCATTTGCATGTCGCCACCATCTACAAGAGCTAAATAATTATCATATATTTGTGAAATTATCATTAGTAACAGTTCTTTATTTTGAGCTTTAGAAGCTAAAAGTAACTGTTGTCTATCTTCCTCATTTACAAGAACACTCTCTTTAAAAAATGGCATTCTCTTTGATTTAACTTCTATTTGAGCTTTTAATGCTCTTATTTTTACAGCAACATCAAAAGTACTTTGTTTTAACACTACTGGTTTTTTCTTCGCTCCCTTAATATATTTTAGGTCCATACCTATTTGCTTTTTTCTTGGAAACAAAGATTCGCCTATTAACATTTCTAGCGGTAATTTTTTTATATATTTAGCTATCTCCTTAGAGTCTATAAAGTCTTTCCAATCCATTTTAATTCCTCCTAATATTTATTTTATAAAAACATAATCATTTTCATTGCTTGTTTTGCTTCTTCTGGTATAGCTGTTGGCAAGGTCTTTTCATCTATAAATCCAAATATAAATACTGGAATACTTTCATTCCCATTTGAATAAGTAAAATCTATATCTCTATATACTAAACCAAAAGCCTTATCATTTGTAACAGTTGTACCATCTACCAATTTTCCATCTTTTGATATTAATGTACCTGCTTTTAAAATTCTCTTTTCATCTACTATAGCTACATCGGTTTTTTTCACTTTAATATTTACATTTTGAAATAAATTTCCTGCAAATTTTAATATGGTTTTATTTTCCCCCATGTAAATCTCAGATTTTTCTATACTCATATATTTTCCTCCTATTCTTCTCCAAAGAATTTCTTTTGAGCTTCTATATTTTCACTTTTTACTTTAGAGTTAGCTAACAACTCACCTATACTACTTATTTCGCTATCATTATCAAGTAATGACGTTGTTCCGCCTTCTAATCCTCCAGTTCCTCCAATTTCATCATCTCCTTTGTTTTTTTCATTATTGAATAAATAAGAATCGCTTTGTTGATAAGCTTTTATTTGTTCATCTAATCCAATAAATTTACCATCTACAAAACTAATATTATCCTTATTTATTAAAGCAGCCAAAGCTTTTGGGTTTCTAGGATTGTAACTTTCAATAGCTCTATCAAAAGCTGTATTAAATTTTAAAACCTCTATTTCTTTTTCTGCATTTTCTCTAATTTCTTTATTTGCATTTTTAAGACTTTCAATTTCATCTGATAACTCTTTGTTATCTTTAACTTTGCCTTGTAAATCATTTAATTGCTTATCTCTATCACCTATTTGCTTTTTATACTCTTTAATCTCTTTATTAGCATTTTCTAGCTCTGTCTTTTCAACGTACCTAGGACTTTTAATATTATCTAAAAGAAGCTTATTTTCTTTATCTTTAGATAATTTTTCATAAACTTTTTGTCCTTCTTCATCTCCAAGTAACTTTTTAAAATACTCTAACATTTAATTTCCTCCTAAAATTAAGCATAACAAAAGCACTCATTAATATTTAATTAATAAGTGCTCACTTTATTTTTGTATCAATTCTTTTAACTTTTCTTTGTACTCAGCATAACTGTTGTATTCATCATAGTTGAACCCAGGTGCGTTCTTACCATACTTCTCTTTATATAATCGTCTCAACTCTAACAGCTTTTTATCTTTTCTCATTTCTTCAAGCAATCTAAATCCCTCCTAGCAATTCATTAAATATTTTATCTAAACTATTTAAATGTTCTTTAATAAAACTATTTATTTCTTTATTATTTTGATACTTTAGTGTAAATAAATTAGCAAATATTTCTTTTTCTTTATTTCTGTTTTTACTCCAATACTTTTCGCTATGAGTTGCTAATAAATCCTCAAATTCATTATTAGATAATGCTCCTAATATATCACTAATAAATTCATTGTTGTACAACTCATTAGAATTAGTATATATACTTTGCAGGTTCTCAATATTCTCCATAACATATATAGAGCTACTTTCAATAGCTTTTTGGAACTTAATATTATTATAGCTCTTAATTTCTTTTATATCAATTCTATGTGCAAACTCATGAAGTAAAGCAGCTTCTTTATTATAAGATTTAAATTCCCTGATGTTTGGATTAATACCAACTAAATCAACCTTAGTGTAATAAACAAAAGGTATTTTTTGACTATTATCTATTATTATTCTGTTTGGATTTACATACTTATTAATATATTTCTGAACCTGTTTAGGTGCTTTCTTCGACTTATTCTTGATTGAATTAGTAATGTTCTTTTTAATTCTATCATCTTTACTATTTGTAGTTATTTTATTCTTTTTATTTCTTTGTTTCTTAATGACTGGAACATTATTATTTTGATATATTACTCCATCAAACCAACTATCAAGAATATCATTATCTCCACCAGTTACCCAATCATTCATCATTTTAGAAGCTTCATTGATTGTTATAATTACTTGAACTGGATAACATAAACAATTAGGGTGTGGAATAGGATACTTTTCGGGTGGGAAAACTCCCTCACCTAGCCCAAAACGATTTTGTTCTGCATACTCGTCACATTCATCCTCGCCCCTCCATTTTACTTGTCTAATATAATGTTGTGAGCTTAAATTCCATTGTAATCCTACGCAGAAAGGATTATTTATTGCATTTTGAACACTTGTTTCTACAAAAGCATGTGTTATAGAGGTTCTAGCAAGTCTCTGAGCTTGATAAGATATACTTTTATTCATTCCAACTTCTAGTGTTTTAGCTTCTGTTTTTCTAACTGGATTAATATAATTATCTAAGTTCTTTGCTAAAGTCTTTGCATTAGCGCCTCTTGCAACATTAGCTTTTATTAATCTATCAATGTCTTTTCTATTTTTATTACTATAGCCCCAAATTTTACTATCTAATGACCTTTTATCTTTATAAAAGTTACCTGTAACTAGTTTTTCCACTACGCTAGTAGTTGTCTTTATACACATAGCATCACATGCAAGATTTATAGATTTATTTGGAACTATTGATTGATAGTAATACATTTGTAATTCTTTAGATATATTAGAAGCTTCTATTACGCTTTTTTCTGTAATAGGTACTAATCTTTGATTTAACTCGTTAATGTACTTCTCGATTGATTTATTTAGCTTTTTTAAGTATTTAGTACTTAGATTTAACTCTTTATTTTTAGCAATATCACTTAAAATAGTTTTACTAGCATCCTTGTAGACATTTAATATATCTAATTGTACTTTTTTATCTAATAATAAAAGTTTTTTTCTAGCTTCAAGAACTTTCTTTGTATAAGCATTGTCCTTCATAACAACACCTCATTACTCATCACTATTATTAGATTTACTATTTAATTCTTCGTCAATATCATCAACTTCTATATCTGCATCTTTTCTGAATTGGTCTTGTTCTACTGATTGTATCTTTTCATTATCTTCTAGCACTTCATTAAATGCTTCCTCATAATCTTCATCATCTCCAAATTCTTTTATATAATTTCTATGACTTCTAACATTATTATTAACTTCTTCAAGTGCCAATCTTTTTGAATCTTCTTCATCTTCTGGAATTGGATAATTTTTATTTAATACAATAGAAAACATTAAATCATCCCAATCATGATTCCAATCATCATAACAATTAAATTTACTACAAGCTTCAACTATTAATCTTAACATGCTTCTTATTGCAGGTTCCCAATCATTCCACTTTTCTGAACATCTTGCAATAAGCTCTGTATATAAATATTTCAAAGCTTTAGCACTAGGTATATTCTGTAATTGTTCAGGTCTAGGTATCGCTAATTTTTCATACATACTATCTTCAAGTCTTTTAAAAAAAGAGTTTACAGGGTCTGCATTTGAAAAACTACTCTCAACCCTATACGCTTGTGCTTGTTTTCCTTTTTCTGAACCTTCTTCAAGTGTTTTTAATGCCATTAAAGCATTCGGAGCAATCTTACAAGCATTAACTGTTTCTTCTGTCGCATCTACTACAACAGTTTGCCCAAACATCAGAAATTTTAAAGAGTCATTGAAATCTGATAATCTTTTATTATAGGTATCTTGTAATGGCTTTAAATCCTCAATATCGCTAATGCCTGTGATATTTGTAATACTTTGTTCATTAACAATTACCCAACATGGTATTTTAGAAAGCTTGGTATCACTTTCTTTTACTTCAATAGGTTTAGATAAGTTATCACCTTTGAACTTTTCTATCTTTATAAAGCAGCTTTCTTGATTACTGACATTACTTTTTTTCATATAGTAAGTATATCTATACCATATTTGTTTTGCCGTTACTTCTTTTATAGTTGATGAATCAAATCTAACAAATACAACTGACTTTAATTTTGTAATATCATTACTATCAACTTGATATTTGAAATCATTTATAGAATGATAAAAGAGTCTTATAGGTTGATTTGGTTTAGCTTCTAACCTTAATAAGACTCTTTTTGTTATAGTTGCTATCTTAAAAGCTTTTAGTGTGTTGCTCCAAAACTTGCTGGCATTTAATATTGAATCAATATACTGCCTTAATTCCTCACATGCTTCTTTATGTTCTTTTTCATATGCTTTAAGTATTATAGTTGGCTCTTTTCCAAACATAAAACGAGCTTGTTTATTTATAAGTGGTTTTACCTTATTATCCACAATTTGAGAAGGTGTATAGTCTAGGTTATCAAAAGTAATCCAACTTTGACCTAAAAAATCATCATCTAACAGTCCCATAGTTTTATTTCTACATTCACCTAGATAAAACAAAAAATCTCTTTCTGCATGTTTTCTATCTCTTAACTCTTTTTCATCTAAATTGAGTAAGATATTTTTTATATTCACTAAAATACAGTCCCTCCTTTCTTATTATATTGATTTTGTATATTATTTTTCTTCAATCCTAAGCCTTTATTATAGATTTCATCATCATAATTAGGTTCTTTTCCTCCAAATAATATTGTATGAACAAAATATCTAATTGCATCCATGGCATGGTCCATTACTTTAACTGGTTTATCTTCTCCATATTCTAAAGCTTTTTCATCCCAAACATAAGAAAAGAACTCCTTAAATATATTAGAGCAACAATCATTAAATTTAATCATTTCTCTATTTAAAGCAGTTCCGACATTTCTTATTCCATTTAGTACATCATTATTACCCTTTTTAACTCTATACTTTCCTTTATCTCTTATCAAAGTTATAAAAGAAGCTGCACTTGGGTCTATTATTATAGCTTTAGGATGTATATTCCCTAAAAAATTTACTAGCTCAGTATAATATTTATTATCTGAATTTTGTTTTCCTTCTTTTCTTCCGTCGTAATAGTATTCTTTGACTGCATACCAAACATCTTTACATTTGCCCCATAATATAAATACTGTAGCGTTTTGAGTACCATAATCACATGATACATAATGCTCTGTGTATTCTCTAAGTTTAGTTAGTACCTTATGTATCTTCTCATTAAACATATCATAGATAACACCTTCGGCTTGACACCAAAGACCTAAAATATATCTCTTATAAAAGACACCTGTAAACATTCTTTTAAACTTATTTTTAACTTTCTCAGATAAAGATAAATTATCATCCATTGTGAAATGTAAATAACAGATTAATTTTTCTTTTACTTTGTCTATAAATTCAGTTTTAATAAAATGATATGGACCTGCAGGGTTGCAGTTCATAAATATTTTAGAGCCATCAACAGAGCAACGACCAATCATTTGGTCAACAAAGTTTTTAGGAAATAAAGCTACTTCATCAGCTAAAGCCCCTGCTGCTGTCAAACCTTGTAATTTATCTTGGGAAGCTTCATTGTTAGCATCATACATATAATATGTATTACTACCAATTACTAAAAAATTTTCTGAACGATTGTACTCAAATCGCCAACCCCAAGCATTTAGTATCTGTTTCATAGGTTCAATAACATTTTTCTTTAGTGAACCAATAGTCTTTCCTGCAATTATGAAGTTTTCTACTTCAAAATTAGTTTGTGTAAACATTAAGAAGCTACAAATCATAGCTATAGTTTTACCACTTCTTATTGCTCCATCAGCAATGATAATGTCATAGTCCTTATATTTAGAACCTTCTCTCCACCAGTTGAGAAGTTTTAATTGTTTCTTTGAAAAAGGTTTAAATTCAAATCTCTTTTCTTGTCTTTTTTGTTTTCTTCTAAGTAGAGCCATTTTTGCACTCTCCTTCTTCTTCTTCAAATAAAGCTTTTATATCTTCTTTACTCATGGTAGTAGCTTCTAAGAAGCTTTGTATAGCTTCTGAATTATCGTCTTTATCATCACCAAACAACTTAATTTTCTCAAGCTCTACTTTAGTTCTCATTGTATCTATTCTTGTCTTCTGCTCCTCTGTAGCCAAATTCCAATCCTTATGAATCATTTCATCATACTGTTTAATTAAACTTCTAAGTTCACTCATTGCCCTACTCTGTGCATTAAGAAAAGATGCTTGCCTATCCCATGCAAATTGAAATTCATATTCTATCTTCTCACCATTTTCTGTGCTTTCATGTTTCTTTAATTCTTTAATCATTTCTTCCTTGCCTTTAACATACATTATCTTTTGCGCTCTTATTATTGCTGCATATTGAATTGTTATCTGTTCCCAAAGAATATCAAATTTATCTTTATTCTTTATCTCATTAATTAGGTCTTGAGTTTCTTTGGGTAAGTATTTTGAGAAGAAACCAAACTTTTCAGCATTCTTATTACCTGGTGGACCAGTAGCATTTTTATTACCTATGGGTGCACCCCTTTTATTTTTAGGTGCACCCTTCTTTTTTTCACTAGCCCAGTTGTATCTTTTAATCCATGACTTTAAAGTGTTTAAACTAATGTCATACTTTACTGATATTTCCTTTTGTTTCATACCTTTTAAGTAATCTTGTTTTACCTTTTCTTTGACATCTTGCACATCACCACCTCGTTTGTTTGTCGTTTTGGGAATAAAAAAGAACTCTGGTTAGAGTTCTTACAAAAAATCTATATCATTTTTTTCTTCTTCAATTTCTTTTTCTATCTCTCTTTTAATATTAATACATTCTTCATAATTAAAAATTACAGTTCCAGCTTCTACAAATAAAGATTGTAAATATTTATACAGAATATCATTGGCGAATTTAAAATATTCTTTTTTATTTAATTCATTATCAATATTATCTTCAAAAACATAAAGACCATGACTAATGTTGTCTATTAATTCGTCATTAGAAAGAGAATCATACCTTACATGACAAACAAGGTTAGACTCTTTTCTTTTTAATAATTTTAATAAATTTATTATATTTTCTTTTCTAAGCCCCATTACTGAAAATACTCCATTAAAAATTATACCACTAGCATTACTGTTTTTCTCTATTGGAAATTTATCTCTAATATATGCATTCCTTTCAAGTCTTGACCCTTTTTTATTCTTAAAATAATTTATTTTATTTTCATTCAATATATAAATATACACTTTTTCATAGTTGAATAAGATAGCTTTTCTTAATGATAATTCATCTTTATCAAAATCATTATATATATCGTTATGATATTCTTCATAGAAAAATTTGTCTAAATCTTTTATTGTTGGAAGTATTATACTTCGCATAAAACTTTTATAATCTATATCATAACAAAAATCTAACACATTATAATACTTATTTATTCTGTTTCCTTCGGACATTTTCTTTAGTAATGTAGATTTTTCATCTGAGTCATAGCAAATATAACTAGCTGCAAAATATTCTTGAAAAGACTTATGAGACCATCTATATTCAATACCATCTTTAACAAAAACAGGAACATTATGAATTAAATCATAAAGTAAATCATTTTCGTTAAACTCAAGTCCTATATTTTTTCTTTTTGAGTTATAGATTATATTAATAAGCTCTTCTTTAGAATAACTAACACCTTTAGTCAACGTTATAAATCCAATAGTTCTTAATATTTTATGGAATTCTTCTAGATTTAAACCACTCTTCTTTTCTCTATAATATCCAGCTCTTTTTGAGTAATCATGTTTTTCAAATAGTGCATCATAAACTTGTCTATAAAACGCATCTTTTTTATGAGGAATTGACTGTTTGTATTTGAAAGATTCGCATAACAAAGAAACCATTAAAGGATTTTCCAAAAACTCTTTAATTATTTCAAAATTTTTATCTTCTTCAATTTTCTTCATTAATAATCTTGAAATTTCTTCATTATCATCATTATACTTTTTAATTAAATTATATGCCTCTTCTTTTTTTAGTGGATATATATAAAAGCTTTGAAAATTACCAAAAGATAAAAGTTCATCTTCTTCTCTTGATGTCATTAAAAAAGTATTATTTCCAGCTTTGTCAACAAAATTTTGGAGTTTTTCAGTAACTTGAGTTTTATATTCTTTATTTATTTCATCATAACCATCAAGGAAAAATATAAAATCACCCCTTTCAATTAATTTTAAAACTCCTTCTTTATCAAAGTGTTCACTTATGCCATTAATTTCATTCATTATAAAATCTATTATATCTTTTTCTTGTGATAATCTTCTTAATTCTATTAATATAGGTATTCCTTTAGATTCATTTATTGAGCTTAAATATAAATATTTAGCTATAGTAGATTTTCCCATACCTGCTTGGTCTATTAATAAAACCTTTTTATACTTTGGTAAAAAATCATCCTTATAACTATTAATTAAAATATAAATTTCGTCCTCCTCATAAGAAGAATCAAACACATTACGCTTTGACACGGTTAATGGTATATATAAATCATCAATTGTTTTTTGTTGATTTCTAAATACTATAGTATTCATATAAATATAATTTTTATAACTTCTTTCCATATATTCATTAAATTTATTTTCTATTAACTTTAATTCTTTTTTACTCCTTTGTTTTCCAAGTACTTCTTCTACCTTATTACTTAAAAATTTTTCAACTAAATTTTTTATCATCTCATCTACACCAGTTGCTTTTACAACTTTGCTTGCTGCGATAATTGCTTGTGCACATAATTCTGATTCCATATTAATCCCCTCCAAAGTATAAAATTCAACTTCAAAGGTCAATATCCTTCAAAAAGTATTAGATAAGCACAAAATATTTTTATTTTTTTAATTAGCATATGATTATTACTTATTAACTTATACATTTAAGACATATAAAACAAGCTAATATTGCTACTATCCATATTCCTATAAATATAATTCTCTTTTTTTTGACATCTTTAACATTATCCTTAAAGGTTTTATCATTATTGAATATTTCTAAAATATCATTAGCATCTAATATATCAGTATAATTATTCTTTAAATCTTCATAACCTTTTTCTAATTTTTTTAAATTATAATTCATCTCCAATACACTTATAACTAAATATCCTATAGAACCTACTAAAATTATTTCAAGTAAAGAAACTATATCTTTAGTAAATATGTTGTTCAATGGTTTACTTGATACAATATTAGCTAATACAATAGTAAATATAAAGGTAGAGCATGCAATTATATTTTTTTTGAATTTATCTGTCAATCCTATTACTATGTCATTTGTTTCAGTCACAATCTTTATTATATACTCACCTAACTTATTTTTTAACTCTATATATTTAACTACATTATCCCTTTGATATAAACTAAAATTTGATTGTATTGATGAGAAAGTTTTCTGGTCAGTTCTTAATATATCATCATATTGGCAATGTAAACTAATTATATTTCTAGCAATTATAGCCTTGTCTACTGAATTACCATCAGTAAATATCCATTTATAAATTTTATACAATTCATCATTATTTACCAATTGTGTATTTATATTATAATTAAAACATGATTTTCTTTGCCCTATTATTTCAACATTTAAACTTTCATTGTCAATAATAGCAGTATTAGATACATATATCATAGACATCAGAGTTCTTATTTTCGAAAAAATCTCTTCAAAAATATTATTATTAGAATTAGATATTATTTCAAAATCATCTGGTATTAATTCATAATCTGTAACATTGTAAAATGAAGAAATTTGTTTACAAATTTCAATTTTATTCTTTCTTAAAAATTTAATTTCCGGAGTATTCTGTTTATAATTCTTAAACACCATTGTATTAGTCCAAAATAATAAGTTAGAATCATATAACTCAAATATTAAGTATTCTTTATTTTTTAAAAAATCACTAAATATTCCCAATATTTCTTTATTGGATTTGTTCAATATAGAATTTGAGAACTTTTCAAAGTCATATACAGATAAAGTATTTTGACCAATGATTTTATTTATTTCAAGACTTATACTTACTTCTGTATCTTCTTTACTATCTTTATAGAAATCTTCAACTGCATAGCCAATTATTTCATCATTATGATTATCAAAAATAATAGTCTCTTCATAATCATTATAAAGTTTTATTTTTACTTTATCCCTTGTTGGAAATTTATTTAAGACACATTTTATATTTTCAATGGAGGGAAGTTCATTACCATTACAAGTAAAAGTACACTCCACTACCTGAACTCTCTCTGATAAAGCACTTGAATTAGCATTAAACAAAGAAAAAAATTCACTTAAAATACTCATTCAATATCCCTCCTCTTAAAATTCCTACTCAAAAGCTTTAAATGTTTCTTCGTTATTAGTTTTTATCTTTATATATCGTGATCCATCTTTTTCTTCTTCTGAATGTATTATATTTTTTATATCTTCAATATAGTCATCAATCTTAATTTTTATACCTTGATTAACTATATATTCTTTTTTAATCTTAGAATTTATTGCAGTTGGTGCTGAATTAAATTGTAAATCGAAATTTTTAGTTTGTGGTAATTTTTCTAATTTTTCAACCACGTTTTTCATAGCATCCCTATTTAGCTTTTCATCATCTAATGGGCTATAACCTTCAAATAAATCTTTTATCAGATTATCATAATTGACTAATCTTTCTTTTTTCAAATATCCTATTAATGAGTTTCTCAACACAGTGTAATCATTTTTAGACTTTTTATTTATATTTCTCATGAGAACTGCATTAACTTCTTTAAATACAGTTTTAGTGTTTATTTCATCATCTCTCATTTCAGTTAACTCTAAAAATTCATTTGCCCAATAACTTGCTCTGTTATCTAGATAAATACTTGCACTATCAATCAATATATCATCTTCCTTAGTAACTTCAAATAAGCAAGTTTTTGATATATCTTGTTCTTTAGCAGAAAATCCTGTCCTAGAAATAAAATCTGAATCGTCTATAAAGTTTGTGTGATTTACCTTAGCAATAAGATACTCGTATCTGTCAACTTCTTCATCTTTTAATAGAGCCTGAATAACACTTCCTTTTTTTATTTTAACATCCATGCTACCTATTCTACTTTGTCTTTCATTTTCTGTGTTTAATAGTTTACTAACTATATTATATGATTTTTCATCATAACATAGTTGTAAATCATTATCACTTATTATTCCCTTTATATTTTTTACAACATCTGTTAATTGTGAATCTACTCTATACTGTCTTGTTTTCGTATTAGTATCTATAAAGTCAATTACATGTTCAATGTAAAAATTAAAATGTTCTGGTATCTCCCTTGGAATAATCTTATTTTCTTCATAATTAATTATATGTATAGACTTATATAATATTTGCATTATATCCCCCTGTATAATATATATGTTTTACCTAAATTATACATTCTACACCAATAAATAACAATCATAATATTCTATATTTGTCATTTTATACAAGATATAAAATTAATATAAAGCTATAATATTCATTTTCATTCTTCTTTGCTTCAAATGAAAAAAAGACTAAGTTAGGGGGACTTAGTCTTTTTCAAGGGAATATGCTATACACTTGTTTCATACTACCATTATAACAGGGGTTAAATATCATTAAAATATCATCTTTTTATCATGTATTTATCAAACAGTTAATTTCAAGCCATCTATACCAAATAAATACACTCCAAGTTCTTTTACCATTTCATTAATCCAACGTCTTGATGTAACTACTCCACAATTTAATATCTCTGCTATTTCTTCATATGTTTTTTCATCACAATAGTAAAGCTCTAAAGCTCTATACTTTTCATAAGAATGTAAACGCTCTTGTCTTAATTTCAAAGTTTTCATTGCTGAATCTATATGTGCTATCATAATAATAGTTCTTGCTTTACTTTTCTTTATACTTAAAATATACAACTCTTCATTATCAAGCTTACCTAAATCATCCTCTAAGTAATCTACATCTTTAGCTTCACTTACCGCTGAGTCTATATGTCTCTTAAAATCATTATAATGCTTCATCAATAATCTAGTATTATATAAAACGCCTTTTTTCCTATCTTCTCTTTCTTCTTTTCTTAACTCTCTTACAATTTCTTTTATACTTTCTTTATCCACTTAAATCACTCCTTCTTGCTCTCTTCGAACAACTTCTACTGCAATACTTAACTTTAGATTTATCCAACTTATAAAATCTTCTACCACACCAAGCACATCTTACTATTTTACCTGGGCTTATAAGTTCCATCTTTTCTTTTTACTTTCATACCTTCACTTCCTATATTCTTTTAATTTTGCTTTGACTGCTTCAAGTAATGCACTTTGTCCTTTATCCTTATTCTCTAGGGCTTCCATTACTTGTTCATCTATGGTGCCTTTACAGATTAGATGGTGAATAATAACAGTTTCCCTTTGACCCTGTCTATAAAGCCTTGCATTAGCTTGTTGATACAGTTCTAAGCTCCAGGTTAATCCAAACCAAACAATTATACTTCCACCTGATTGTAAATTAAGTCCATGTCCTGTGCTTGCTGGATGACAAAGTAATAATTGTATTCTTTCATTATTCCAATCATACATATCTTTTGAGTTTTCTATTGTTCTTGGTTTCAAACTCTTAAACTCTTTCATTAAACGATTATAATCATGTTTATAGTTATAAAAAACTATAATAGGCTTACCATTTGAAACATCTATAATTTCTTTTAAAGCTTCTAATTTTTCTCTATGGAGTTCCTTTACATTTTTATCATTATCATAAATTGCTCCATTAGCTAATTGTAAAAGTTTATTTGCTGCTACTGCTGCTGATGAAGCTGTTATTATATCTTTTTCTAATTCTAATATCTTCTCTTTTTCTAATTCTTTGTAATATTTAAGTATTTTACTATCAAGGTGTATTTCAATTTTATTATCTATTTTTCTAGGCATATTCAAATAATCTTCTGCTTTTAAGCTTATACAAATATCTTTTATTTTATTATGTATTGCATTTTCTGCTCCATCTTTAGGCTGCCAATTATATATAGCTCCTGTTTGATAATTTTTTTGTCCTGGCTCAAAGTATCGTTCTTTATATCCTGTAATAGTCTTACCTAGTCTTTCACCTCTATCAAGTAAGTACATCTGTGCCCATAAGTCTATTAAACTATTTGGTGTTGGTGTACCAGTAAGCCCAACTACTCTTTTAGTTAAAGGCAATACTTTCTTTAAACTTTTAAATCGTTGTGCTTTATTTGATTTAAAAGAACTAAGTTCGTCTATCACAACCATATCAAATGGCCATTTTCTTTTATAAAAATCCACTATCCAGGGTACCATTTCTCTATTTATTATATAAATATCTGAATCTGTACTTAAAGCTCTCACTCTATCTAATTTACTACCAAGAACTTTAGATACTTTTAGATGCTTTAGATGCTCCCATTTTTTTACTTCACTACTCCAGGTATCTCTTGCAACTCTTAAAGGTGCTATAACTAAAACTTTTGATATATCAAAGTAATCATACATTAATTCACTTATAGCTGTTAAAGTACAGACTGTTTTACCTAATCCCATATCTAATAATAAACCTATATTATTATTGTCTATAGTTTTTCTAATTGTGTATTCTTGGTATGGATGTGGTTTAAATTCCATCCCTTAACCTCCTTGATAAAATCATCTATCTCTTTTAATGTGCTTACACACTTAACTTTAAATCCTAATTCTCTTAATTCTCGCATTTTATATTGTTGAAGCTTCCTTGGTTTTTTACCTGGTGCTTTAAGTTCTACAAATATAACATGTCCTTCTGGTAATAAGACAATCCTATCTGGCACACCTGCCTCCCCTGGTGAAATAAACTTCATAGCCTTTCCACCTAACAACTCAATCTCTTTTTTAAGTCTTTTTTCTATTTTTGATTCTAACAAAATATCACTTCCTTAAATTTAAGTGTTACCAATGTTACCACGCTTTGTCTATATATACATATATACGTATTAGGCATGTATATATGTATACGTATATGTCTAATATTACTTATACTACTTTATATATAATTTTTGGTAACATTGGTAACATTACACTTGTATATATTCAAATCAATGCATTGTGAATGTTACCAAGAGGTGTTACCAAAGTCATTTTTTTGGTAACATTGGTAACATCTCTGAAAATTAATATTTCTTATATAAATGATTATATTTTATACTTTGGTAACACTACTTTTTTCGTATAAAAGCTCTTTGAGAACCATATATTTTTCCAAATCTTAATCTTTTATCATATCTCTCCCATCCATCCAATCCTTTTAATATATCATTAATTTCTCTTGATAAGATAGGAGTAAGTTGTTTAGGTTCTCCATTAAATAACTCAACCCATATCTCCATAACACACGTTTTTTCTCTTAATATTCTTCCTTCTTTTAAATCACCAAAATCTGAACCATGAATATATTCTCTCTTTTCTGAAATACTTAAATCATACCAATTCTTAGTAATAGGTTTATTTAGATATTCTTCGATAATTCCAGATTTAGCATTTTCTTCTGAGTGAGTTCTTTGTTGTCTTTCAGCTTCTTTTTTCTCCTCATCTGATAGATATAGCTGTTCATTGGCTTTATATAATTCTACTGCTTCTGCCCAAATTTGATTTCTTTCATTATCAAGTTGGCCATTAAATATACTCTTGTTAATCTTCTTTACTCCTGTATCTATTGGCCAAAACCTTCTATTCCCAGTCTTATCTCTTAAAAATTCTTTATCATTAGTTGTTCCTATAACTACACATTGACGTAAAAATCTTGAGGTTCTCTTCCCATATGCAACCCTATATATATCCTCTGATTTGCTTAGAAAATGCTTAACTGCCTCAATATCTGCTTTTTTAGTAGCCATCATTTCACCCATTTCCAGCAACCATACTCCTTGTAATTGTTCATACGCTTCTTTACCTTGTACAGTAGTTAAACTATCAGAATACCAGTCTCCACCAAGTTTTTTAATAAAAGTACTTTTTCCCATTCCTTGAGGACCAGATAAAACCATCATATTATCAAACTTTATTCCTGGATTAAATACTCTTGCTACTGCTGCTACTAAAACTTTTCTTATTATAGTCCTTGTATAGTGGTTATCTTCTGCACCTAAATAGTCAATTAAAAGTGTATCCACTCTCTTAATGCCATCCCACTTTAAAGAATTTAAATAATCTTTTATAGGATGAAAAGTATTATTTTCAAAAGCAATTATTAGAGCATCATTTACTTTTGATGGTGATGAGATATTGTAAATTGTTTCTATATAATGTCTAAGCCCAGAATCATCACTATCATTCCAATCATTTAATTTATCATCTTTTCTCCAAGGTAACTTACCTAAAACGACAGCTCTATTTGAAAATTCATTATAAGCTATTTTTCCTTTCAAATATGGGTCATTTTCTATAAACATTAAGATATTGTTTGTTGTTTTCTTATAACTTCCCTTATTGTCATAATCTAACCTAGTTAACCATTCATCATCTTCAAAATCTATATCACCAAAATCATCCTTAGCTTTATCAAGGTTTTCTCTTCCTATAGTCTTTCGTACTTTAGTGTCACTGCTTGCAAATTCGCTCATTCGAGTAAATGAAGGTAATCTATTTACAGGCGTTTCTGGTTTAGCATCTTCATCAAGTTCACCAAATTTATGTATCCTAACTAAATCAAAAGCATTGCATAAAATTCCGCTTGCTGGGTCTGTACCATGATGACTATATGAAAACTTGTCATCATAAATAACTACTCCACCACTTGTACTACCTTCTGCATATGTATACCTGGTTTCATCAATACCAGGAATATATACTTCATTTAAGAAAGTTTCTATAGTTTCTTTTATACTATAGGACCTGCAAAATGCACCTATAATTCCAGCCTTTTCAATAGGGTCTTGTTGCTTTTTTAATTGTGTATTAAACTTTTGCCTCTCCTTCGAACTTTCTGGCCAATAGCTTACATCTGTCCAGTCTAAATATAAATCTAGTATTTCATTTGGGTTTAAAAACTCTCCATCTTGAAATTTAAATATATAGTCTCCATCAATTGAAGTACTTGGAAAATACATAAGTCTATGAGGTTGATATGTAGTATCATCAAACATATCTATTCCTATAGTATCTGCTATCATCCTGGAAATTGCTTGATATTCTTCTGGTAGTACTGGTCTAGTTAAAGGTATTACAAGTCTATATCTGGGATTATTATCAGTATGTGAGTGCGTAGAATACATAAGACAAGCATAATCATTTAATAATGTTATATCCTCCCATATATCTTTATTCGCATAATCTATATCTAAAGTTATAATACTTCTATTTGCAATATTCTCTGCTTTTCGTCTTCCATTTTTTAAGCTTCCACCTACAAATCCACCAACATCTTTAACTCTATCTTTTTCAGTCTTTGACATCTTCCTATATTCTGTATATGTTTCTTGAGTTCTTAATGTTTTACTTAATCTATTTACAAGTTCGGACCATAAAATACTTTTATTTTTCCAATGTGTTTCTAATTTATTTTTTCCTATGGCCAGCATGAGTTGGCCATCATGTCTTACATTTATGTGTTCAATTTCACTGGCCTTTATATCCATAAATCAATCACCTAGTCTTTCTTATAATAATCACATTCATATCCATCTGCTTTAAGAGGAAGACCTTTAGCCCAAGATATTTCTTTTCCCATAATACTGTTAACTTCTTCTAAAGAACCTCCTTTTTTATCTACATCAATTACAAGCTCATCATGTACATGCATTACAATGCTATAACCTGCATCTGTCACATTAAACATAGCCTCTCTTAAGCAATCTCTAGCTGTAGCTTGAACAATATTCTCAACTAACTTAGGTCCATAAGTATCTATTCTTTTCCATTGTTTACTTGTCTGTTCCATACCTTCATATGTTATCTTATCCCCACTAAATGTAGTATGAGGCTCTATCTTAGGTCTTAGATATGATAATCTTCTACTACTTGGTAGTTCTATAAATAAAACTCCTGGATTATAAATAAATTTAATCCCATGTTGGAGTTTTACTATAGTCCTATCTTTTATGGCTTTTTTAGCTGCCTTATCTACATCCCACCAAAATTTAGTTATATTTGGATTAGCATTTCTCCATGTTGTTACAAGAGGTTGAAGCTCGTCTTCATCAAGACCCATTTTTATAGCCCCCATTGATGTTAAAGCTCCTATGCTTCCCCCATATCCAAGAGCTAGCTCTGAAATCTTACCTTTTTGTCTAAGTGGGTCACCTTTTTTAATACTTTCTATTGGAACTTTAAACATCTGACTAGCACTAGCTTCATATATTTTTCCATGAGAATTAAACACATCCAGCCTCCACTTCTCACCAGCGAGCCAAGCTATAACCCTAGCTTCTATTGCACTAAAATCTGATACTATAAATCTATGACCTTCACTTGGTATAAAAGCTGTCCTTATCAATTGACTTAAGACATCTGGTACACTATCATATAAAAGCTCTATTAAATCAAAATCTCCTTCTTTTAATAGGTTTCTAGCTAGGTCTAAATCCTCTATATGATTTTGTGGTAAATTCTGTACTTGTACTAATCTTCCTGCCCATCTACCAGTCCTATTAGCCCCATAAAACTGTAGTAGACCTCTTACTCTATTGTCATTACCTTTAGCTAATTTCATAGCCTCATATTTCTTTATAGAAGTTTTGGACATTAATTTTCTAAGTTCTAAAATTCTAACTACATTTTCATCATCAACTTGTTTTAATATTTCTGGAATACTTTCTTTTGTTAGGCTTGTAATCTCAAAGCCAACTTTATCACTTAACCATTTTTTTAATTGAGCTGGACTATTTGGATTATTTAGACCAGTTATTTTAATTGCTTCTTTTGTAAGTTTTTCAGTATATCTTTTATCACATTCTATTGCATTCTCTATTAACTCTGTATCCACTTTAATACCAGTATCATTAATTCTCTGGTCTAAATACCATAATTTAATTTCTCTTTCGGTAGTCTTATACTTACTAAGTTTGTTTCTTATTTCTCTTTCAACTACAACATCTTGTTTACAATATTCTTTAAATTTATTCCATTTTTCCATATCATGTATTGGTAAATTTCTAGTTCTTCCCTTGTTAACTTTTGTAGCCTTACAAGGTTTACAGAAATATTGTGTTAATGCTTTACCTTCTTTCATTTTCTGTTTATCTTCATTAAACTTTAAAGCCTTAGACACACTATCTAAACTTCCTGGAAGTCCTAGTGTTAACGCCTTTATCATTGTACATGACCACTCATTTGGTTTTAAATTAATATTTAAAAATTTACTTATTGCTGTTCTTTCAAAATTAGCATTAAATGCTGATTTTATAACTTTATTATCATTTAAAGCTTCTATTACTTCTTTTGGTAACTCTTCATCATTTACTAAATCAATAACTTTTACCTCTTCATTATCAAAAGCATAGGCAAATAACAGTATCTCAAAATTAGCAGAGTCTACATATCTGTAGACTCCAACTTTTTTTATATCTAAATCACTATATGTTTCTATATCAATTGATAAGGTCCTCATTAACTTAAGAAGTCCTCTTCTTCATCTTCATATTCAAAGTCATCTGAGAAATCTGCTTCTGCACTAGCTCTAGCTCCTCCAAGTACTTCTCCATCTGCTAACTTTTGAACATTTTGTAAGCCACAACCTATTCCTTTATTTCCTGCACTATTATATGGGAAAAAGTTTATACTAACTCTTCCATAACAACCACTATATACCTCTGTATTATCTAATATTTCATTTAAGTCTTTATCAACTATTCCTGGCTTTTGAGTACTATTTGCATTTAAAAAATACATTCCTACATATTCCTCTGCTTCATCAGCTCTTTCTGCATCTCCATCACGAAGAGGTGTTTTTAAATTACCTGGTAATTTTCCACCCCATTTAGAAGTTTTACCTTGTTCTTTAGCTGCATCAATAGCCTTCTTTATTCTTCCTAAAGTCATCTTATCTGATTTTGGTATTAAAATACAAACTGAATACTTGGACTCTGCACCTTCTACCATTGCTCTGCTTTTAAAGATATTGCAATAACTTAATCTTACCTTTCCTGTTACTACCTTTGTTGATTGTACTGAATTACTCATAATTTTCTTCCTCCTAATATTTTTATATTTGGTATATTGATTTTATATTTGAAGTTATTTCTCCAAATTTATCTAAATCTCTAACTTGCTTACTAAACAATTTAATTCTTCCACAAATAACTGTTGAAGAAACATTTAATAACTCTCCTATATCAGATATCTTTTTATCTTGTAAAATCCAATCTACTATTTTATCAATATCTTTTAAATATGACTTTCTTGCAATTTTTCTTATATAATCAACATCATAGTTAAATTGAATTTCATAAAATCCATGTATATCTTTTAATGGTCTTTTACTATCTTCAAATACTCTTACATCTAAACCTTCTATAGAGTTTCTATAATGTTTTTCGCCATAACGCAAAGCTTTAAACATTTCTATTCTTATGTAAGAAACAGCTACTGTAGAAAACTTGCCTCTGTTACTATCATAATTTAATGCTGCTTTATATAACCCAATACATCCTTCTTGATAAAACTCTTCATATAAGTATGGATGTTGCTCTACATAAGACTTAAAAAATCTATTTATACTAAAATGTACAAGATTCAAATTATTTTCAACTAGTTTAGTTATTTCTTGATTATTCATAAAATTATATCCCCTTTTAAATCTTTTTATAGCTACTAGGAATTAAATATTTTTAATTATCCTTTGCTCTTACTGATACAAAGCATACTGGACTAACTTTTATATGTTCTGGTATATACACTCTATCAAGATGATTGTCATTTACTTCGAGGAAAGTTGACATCACTTTATCCTTTATTAAACTTTCTCTTTTAAAATCCATCACTATAACTTTTGCATTTTCTTCAGTTGAGTTATATTCTGTAATATTTAGTCTCTTTAACATATCTAGTAAATTATCTTTTTCATAATCTAAATCTTTTTCGATACTCTTTTTTCTATCCTTTAAATCTAAAATTATACTTATGCTTTCATCTAATTTATCTTTTATACCTGCATCTAATGGCATGTAATATCCCCCATTTATATTTCAAAATCTTTTTTCGCTGAATCTATACTATTAATTTCTGACCTTTTATCACTTTCTACTACTAAAGTAGCTTTTCCAACTGGTTTTATAATTAAATCACTTAGTAGTTTAGCAAAACTCTTTTTACCTATAGCTTTCTCCATATCACTAATTCCTTTTAAGGTCCTTGGCTTATAAATTTTTTCTTCATCATAATCTGAATTTAATAAAACCTTAGCAACTTCTTGCTCATCTATATACTTTCTATTACTTCTGCCTTCTACAAGCTTATATCCTGGATATTTAACACCATGCTTTTCAGCTTGTTCTAGTGCATAACTTTGAACATCCTTTAACCAATCTTGTATATTCTTAGCAAAACCTAAAATATCTGCTATCTCATATTTATTAAGAGCAAATGTGTCAGCAAAATCATATTTTCTAGCTAGTTTAAGGTTATCCTCAGCTCTTTTTCTGCAATCATTTTTAGCTCTACAAAATCCACAATGACTGCCACTTACAAACTCTCCTTCACCATTAAAAGCCATTTGAGCCTTCTTCTTAACATTATCTGCCCATGTAAGTAATTTAGTAACTTCTATTTCTTCACTTGATATGTTATCAAGTCTAGGTTGAATTATTGTTGTTTTAATTAAATCAATATCGTATAGCATTTCAAACTGATTATATGCCCCTAAACCATATAGTCTAAGTTGAGGATTCTCTATAGCTGAAACTTCTAAACCTTTTCCATACTTTAGGTCTATAACTTGAAGTATACCATCAGATATTACAACAACGTCTCCTGTTCCAAATCCTTCTGGAACCCACTCACTAAAATCGAGTCTTTCTTCTAACATCACTATTACATCATCACATATAGCTTTACTATCATTTACTAATTCAACTACATTCTCAACATAAGATTGTATATAGTCCTCCATTTCAGAGTTATAATACTCACTTTTCTGTATCTTTTTAATTCTTGCATTATATGCCTTTTTACTTATTTTTTCATACTCTAGCATTAATTTAACTTCTGCTAATTCATGTGCAACTGTTCCTTCTTCTGCATATATACTAGTTGATGGTGGATAGTTTTCTTCTAATTTTATACTAGGAGTGCAGTGAAGCCATCTATGGGCTCCACTCGCACTAAGTCTTGCATGTTGTAATGGCATTTATGTACCCCCTATAAATTTTCTAATTTGTTCATAAAAGCTGAATAATCTTCTTCTTTTACTTCACTTAACTTACTAGCTCCAAATTCACCAAATAACTCCTTAAGCTTATCCTTCTTACCTGCCTTACTTACTTGTGCTGCCTTAGTTCTTACCTCTTCTTTTGTGTATTTAACTTCACTAGTTGTATTTTCATTATTCTTTTCTATTTCTTCCTTTGCTTCTGCTATTTCTTCTTTAACGTCTTCTTTTGCTTCTACCTTTTTAATCTTTTCAGCTTTTTTAACTTCAACTTTCTTCTCTTCTTTCATATCTGTTATATTTATAGGTTCTATCTGCATTGCTTTTCCTAGATTAAGACCTCCTAAAGCATTCGCCACTACTAATAGTGCATTTGTAAATTCTGGTGCTTCTACTTTAACTTTTACATTTACATTAACTTCAACCATTTTAAATCTCTCCTTTTTGTGTTATACTTTACTTGTGTTATATTTTATTTTTTATTTTTTTGTGTGTTGGTTATTTTACCAACACTTTTTTATTTAATATTCCAACCGATATTTTCTTACCAGTTTTAATATCTTTAAATACTATATCTGCTATAACTTTTCCATCTTTTTTAAGAGTTACTACATTCTTATTATTAGTATCAAGACTCAGCAATTTCATCCCCCCTCTCTACTGCTTTTAAAAGTTCATCCAAATTTTTACCTTGATTTCTTTCAATAAAATCATCAACTTCATATCTTGAAATTTTTCTACCATCACCTCTAACTAGTGATTTTATCAAACCTGTGCTTACTAACCTACGCATAAAAGCTGTATCTAACTTTAAAATTCCCCTTGCTTCTTCTACTGTTATTAGATAATTTGGATAACCTCTTTTTATTAAAACAACTATATCTTTAGGCTCCAGTACCTTTACCTTTTGTTCAATAGTTTGACTCTTAACTCTATCTGTCTCTTGTTTACTTATCTCTATTTCTATTAAGCTTTTTAAGCTATCACTAAATCTTTTAACTATTTCATTTGTGTTATCCATTTTTTAATCCCCTCATTATTATCAAAATATTCTGTTTTTTATTTCCCAACTAATTCATCTAAGGTAACATCTAAATAGCCAGCTATTTTTATTAATGTGCATATAGTTGGATTTTTAATATATCTAAAAGTTCCAAATTTTTCTCTATAAAGTAGATACTTTTATTTTTGTGGTGTTTTTTGTATGGGTTTATTAAGCTCTATCTTAAAAACATCACAATCTTTTATAGCTCTATAACCGTTTTTATTCAATAAATCTACTAATGTTGACTTCCCTCTTGGTAATTGTACACCCCCAACACATATAATCATATTTGCATCAAGCGCATCCATTAAATGTTTTATCTCTCTTTTACTTAATAAAGGTTTTAAGAATTCTTTTACTTCTTTTTTTCTTTTACTCATGTTTTGTCCTCCCTATTTTCTCTAATTTAAAATTAAATTAATTGTATTTAATCTTTACTAGTAAAATACTCTTATTATTCATGTACTTCATAAAATAGTGTGTTTAACATATATAGCAAAGGACTATTTTTATCTATAACTAATTCTTCTTCATCTTTAATGTAAAATTTTATTAAGTCTTCATCTATACAATAAGTTATATAATTATCTTCGCCCATGCACATACCTACTTCTTTTTCTATCTTATTTTGGTCTGCTATTTTTATATCTGCTATTGTATCAAGAGTATCTACTATTTTATAAAATATCCTTTCTCTAGCACTCAATTCGTTACTTTCTTCTTTTATATAAGTAAGATATTTTATTAATTCATCTTCTTCTATATCACCAAAGAATTTTAACATAAACTTAAAAGTAAAATCATCAAAGAATTTTTCATCCATCTCTAAGTGTTCAAAATTCATTTTCTTATAATGCCATGCTACTTTTGATGCAATCTTATCCAATATGTTTTTATTATCTTCTATATCTTTATCACTAAGTGAAATTCCACAATCAATACCTATTTTATTGTTAATGCTATTCATAACTTTCTTAAAATTATTTACCATTTCTAATTCCTTATCTGTTAAGTCTATCTCTCCATCAACTCCAATACTCACTATTCTATTATTTTCTTTCATTTTCTTATTCCTCCTATATTGTTTAATTTTATTAATAATATTAATTAGTTTTTTCCATAAAAACTCCATATTTAATAGCCATATCTTTTATTACAATTACATAACCTTCTATTAAATAATTTTGTTCTTGTATAACATCCAGGTAATTAAATTTTTCCCTTCTAGACTTGCATACACCTTTTTCTGCCATTTTACTTCTTCTATTATTTAATCTTCGCTTCAAGTCAACATTAAATCTTTTACAAAGAAGTTCATAACTTTCTTTTCTAAGAGTATTTATATATTCATTTCCACCTAAATTTTGTGCCATTGATACTATCAACTTGCGTGTTTCCTCTCTCCAATCAGTTGTATTCAATGTAACAACATCTTTTATGCTTTTTATTTCTTGTTTAGTTTCTGTTATATCTTGTTTTATTTGTTTTTGCTCTATTTCTTGTTTTGCTACAGTATCAAATATTTGCTTAAACAGTTGTAGTTCTGGACTTAATTGATTTGTAATTAAAGTATCTTTCTTTTTGTTAAAGTAAGACTCTTCTAAGTTATCAAACTGCTCCCAAGCTTTGTCAGTATCCAATATTTTGCAGTGTCTGTTTGCTCCTCTTTCAGTCCAAAGATATAATTGACTAGAATGTTTTGAAACCAACTGACTATTAGTAGGTTGGTTCTTAAATTCTTTCAAATACTCACCTTGTAATAAAAAATAGTGTACATTCTCTTTGAACCTCTCTTTGTTTCTATTAAAGTTAGTTTGTATATTGTTTACATCAGTTTCATATACATCTGCTAATTGTTGTGTAGTTAGAACTCTCTCATTATTTCTTTCTATTACTTGTAAGTTATTCATGTTTATCTACCTCCTTTTTATAACTTCTATATTCTAATAACTCAAATTCCTTCCATAGTATATCTAATATAAATGAGTTCTTAGTTAACCCTAAGTATTTTGATTTTTTCGTTATTTCTTCATTTAATTTTTCTGGCATCCTAACAGTTATTCTCTTTTTATTTGAGTTCATTTTGCCGTCAACTCCTTTCTTGTTTTAATAATATCACGCCGTCTTTATGCCGTCAATATATTTTATAGATTTTCTATAAATTATTTTTATGATATAATTATGACATCATTTAGACTTTAAAAAGGAGGTATTATTATGTCAACTTCACTACCTAAATACACTTTAAGAATAAACAGAGTTCTGCTTGAAAAAATTAAATATATAGCTGAAAGCGAAGGTCGTTCTGCTAATAAGGAAATTGAACAAATAATAAAAAAACATATTGAAGATTATGAGCAAAGAAAAGGAGAAATTAAAATTAATATTGAAGAATAATTTATATACTCTTGCTAATCACTGATAGTATGTAATCATTCACTGACATACCTCTTTGATTAGCTTTTTCTTTACATTTATTGTATAATTCTTTCGTAATACTCAAGGTATACTTCTTTCTATTACTCAACCTTTAAATCACCTCTTTTTGAATATTCTGTATTTAATTTTTAAAGTTCTAATTTAGTTTTCATAACTTTTTAAAGCTTTTTCTAAAACTGGTATTACATTCTCATAATATCTAAAATTAGGTACTTGTTTATCTGAATATTTAGCTTTATCCCACACTTTAATACCATACTCATCTGTTTTTAGATTATAAGCATTTGCTAATCCTCCAACTTTGTTAGCTGAAATTCCTAACATCTTACCTATATCTGTAGCTGAATAAGTTTTTCTTTCTATTTTAGGAAGTGGTATTAATGTTTCTCCAGAAAGTAATTCAGTAGTCTTTGAGTACATAATCTGTTTATATTCTTTTATATCTACTTTATCAGCTAACTCTAAATAAATCTTTGCTTCTCTCGCTCTTGCATTTTTTAATCTTGCTTGAGCATTCATGTATTTTATTTCTGAGTCATCTTTACTACATTCAGATTTTTTACTACTATATGTACCTGTTTTACGAATAGATGGTAATACATCTCTCGTTACCCAATGTTTAAATTTTTTAGCAGTTAACAACTTAGAACTTAATATTAAAGAATAAAGACCACTTTCATTAATTATTTTCATATTTTGATTACCCCCAGGAGTCGGTATTTCACCTACCCCTTTATCTTCATCATCAACATGTCTTTTCAAAGCATCAGATGTATCTTTATATCCTAATGTCTCGGCCACATCTTTACCAACAAACCAAGGCTCTCCATTTAAATCTATAACCCTTATTTCTCCAAAATCACTGTTTTTAAATACTTGTAAATTATTACTCATAATTTTTCCCCCTAGTTTTTTGTATTTTCTCTCCCAACTTCAAATAAATTTGATAGTTTACTTGTAAAATCTTTTGGAGATTTTGTATTCATTAAAGTTTGTACTACAACACAAGAATCTACTGCTGTTATAATTAAATCTAATTCACTCTCAGTCAAAGTTTGAAGTTTTGGAATTGTATCTAATATTTTTTTCTCTCTCATATTATCCACCGCCTTCCTTGTTCTGTAACACCATATTATCACCCTTTTACTTGTTAGTCAACACTATTTTAAAAATTCGTTTATTTTTTCTTGTTGACTAACAAGATTCTTAAAATTATAATACTCTTAGGGGAGGTGATATAATTGTCTAATGAAACTATAAGCACAAGAATTAGAAAGATAAGAAAAGATGCTAATTTATCTCAACCAGCTTTTGGGGAAAAACTAGGTGTCAGTAAAGATGTTATAAGTAATATAGAATATAATAGAGTTGAACCAAAACCTTTGTTTATCAATTATATGTGTGATGTATTCAATGTTAATAAAGAGTGGCTTTTAAATGGTGTAGGTAATATGTATATATCTACAGAAGATGATATTCTTTTAGGTGAAGCTTTTGCTTATATAACTACATGTGAAAATGAGAAACTAAAAAAAATAGTAATTAATCTTTGCAAACTAGAGGATATATATGTGGATGCAATATGTACAACTGTAGATGGTATAATTTCAGATAGAAAATAACACATTAAATAATAAAATGATATGCATTTAAATTATATTAATTAAAATATAAATCCAAATAAAACAAGTGCTCATTATGAACACTTGTTTTTTATGTTTTTTATATAACTTTTTATTGTATTTTTATATTTTATATTATGTATGTCCTGTATGTCGTTAATTATCTCTAAGTCACTTTTATTACTATCATTTAAAATCCATTTTATAATATTAAATTTTTCTCTACTACAATCTTCCTCCAGTATTATAACTCTTTCTACTTCATCCATTAGTACATTCCTCCTCATAAATATTTTATATTACCCCAAGTAATATTACTTTTTATGCTATAATACATCATAGAAAGCAACATATTTTATGATTATAATTAATTAGTCTCCTTTAATAGGTCACTTATCAAATTATTTTAATATATGTTGAAATAATTTGATAAATAGTTTAAAATAATGTTATTATATACTCACATAATTTTCATTCCTATAAGAATAATGATGTTCCAAATTATGGAAGTATATAGTAATATAATAACATGAACTTAATAAGATGTTCAATACATAAGCTTAATGTTTATGTTTTATATTAACTATGTGGTATGTAAAAATAAGTATAATTATTTTACAAATGTAACAAGAAACATTATTATATTAACTATGTGGTATATAGATTTAGAAGAGATAAAATTCTCTTCTTTTTCTATTTACACAATTTTTCAGGCTTTTGATAATATCTTTAAATTTACTTAAATACCTCCTCCCTTGTTTATTTATACTACTTATGTTATTTACACTATATTTATCAGTTTCTTATATATATATATTATTTACTTATTTGTACAAATTTAGTGCATTATTTATAAACTATTTCTCTATTCTCTTAATTAGTTATATTAAAAAATTTTCTAACCAATTTTTTAATATTTCTATAATCTAGATTCTATAATCACATTATATTAACACAAACAAAACCTGTCAATATATAAATTCATTTTTATGTTAACTTTCGCAAAATAAGTTCACATATTCATAAACTTATGCTATAATTATCATAAAGGGGGGTTTTATTTATGGCAACTTTTGGTGAAAGGTTTAAATTTTTAAGAACAGAAATGAATCTAACTCAAGATGAACTTGTTGAAAAATTTAATAAAGTTTACCTTACGAGTTTTAATAAATCGACGATATCACAATATGAAAATAACAAAAGAAAACCAGAGATAAATATTTTGGAAAATTGGGCAGATTTTTTTGATGTATCAATTGATTACCTTTTAGGAAGAACTCTTGTTAGAAATCACATAGATACTGTAACAACACACAAAGCTAATCCTAACGAAATTTTACCAGAAGAAGCTCAAGAACAACTTAATGATTATATTGAATTTTTAATAAATAAGTATAAAAAATGAATATTTAGAGCAGTTCACTCCTGCTCTTTATATATAAAAAAGTAACACATACATTCTTTTTATAGGGGGATTTCAATGAACAAACTAGACGCACTTTTAGACTTAGCAAATAATGAAGAGATAGAAATTTACTACACTGACAAAATAGCAGATGACATAAAAGGATTGTATATAAACAGACAAGGACTAAAGATTATATCATTACTTAATTCATTAAAACAAAACAATGCTAAACTAATAGAAATCTTAGCAGAAGAATTAGGACATCATTTTACCAGTGTTGGAAACTATGTATCTTCAAAAAACAGTTACAAAAATAAAATCTTGATAGACAAAACTGAAAACAAAGCACTAAAATGGGCATGTGAATTTCTTATAACAGAAGAAGAAATAATACATGTTATTAATTCACACGCTACAAGTGTATACGAAATAGCTGAAGAATTACAAGTTAGCATCAACTTCTTACTAAAAAGATTAGAATTTCTATCAAAAAAGAAAAGCATGTTGGACTTAGGAAATAATAGATTTTTAGTATTAACTAATTTGCCAAATTTCTACATATATGAGGATATTTTTTAAACTCATTTATTCTACTTTTATAGATTTTTTACTTAATAAATATATATTTCAATATCATTATAATATACTACACACAAAAACTAAAAAATTGTAAGAATATTAAGAAAATAATTAAGTAAAAACCAGATAAACAAAATTAAGATAATATTGTACATAACAAAAGTATATAAAGAGCAGTTAATCTGCTCTTTTATATAAACACCAAACAAACATACATTCTAAAAGGGAGGGATACTATTATGAAAGGTGGAGTAAGAAAAAGAAGTAACAAATGGTATTACTACTTTGACCTAGGCATAGTAGAAGGAAAAAGAAAAAAAGTAGAAAGAGTTGGAGGCAATACTAAAAAAGAAGCAGAAAAAGCCTTAAGAGAAGCACTAAATGAATATGAAAACTCTGGCATAGTATTTGAAGAAAGCAATATCAGTTTATCAGACTACTTAGACTTTTGGTACAAAGAATATGTCTTACTTAACTGTAAATACAACACTCAAGAAAGCTACCGAATAAACATAGAAAAACATATAAAGCCAAAGCTAGGAGCTTACAAAGTAAAAGCTTTAACTCCTGCAATACTACAAAACTTCATAAACAGAAAGTACAAAGAGGATTACTCTCAAAATACATTACAAGTATTAAAAGCCATATTACATAGGTCATTAAAATCAGCAGTCCATCCTTACAAACACATACGAGAAAACCCTATGCAATATGTAAGCATACCAAAAACTAAATCTAAAACAGAAACTAATAAAGTTAAAACTATTACATTAGAAGAATTTAATCAGATACTAAATATATTTCCTCAAGATTCATTTCAACGTATAGTTTTACTAATTGGATTTCATACTGGTATGCGAAGGGGTGAAATTATTGCACTAAAATGGGATAATATAGACCTTGATAATAAAACTATCACAGTAAAACATACTTTGATTAAAAAACCAAATGGAATGTTTGAATTAGGGCAACCAAAAACAGAAAGCTCTTGCAGAACTATATTTACAGGTGACACTTTAATAAAGGCATTAAAAGAACATAAATTATATCAAAAGAAAATGAAATTAAAATATGGAGAATTTTACTTTGATAGTGATTGGGTATGTACCAAAGAAAATGGTCAACAAGTGAATACTCACACTTTAGACACTATAGTAAGACAAATTCGAGTAGCTTTAAACAATGACTTCCATTTTCATTCTTTAAGACATGCACATGCTACCCTATTATTAGAAAATGGTGCTAACATTAAAGACATACAAAACCGTTTGGGTCATAGCCAATTATCAACTACAATGGATACATATTCACATGTAACTGATAAAATGAAAAATGAAACTGTAGATATATTTGAAAAAATTACAAATTAG